GTTAACCGTTTTCACAGTTAACGACATAAGGTCATCCCATTGGTGCGCTAGTAACTCCGTGTTACCTACGTGGCTTTTTTATGGGTTGTCAAAGAGGTCGCCTTTCGCGGTCTTGCCGCGCTTACCAGCGAAACACGATTGACTATGTCAAACGTGCCGTTCGCTCCTGGCAGGCGATTTTTGGGCGGGAGGTGGTCGTACCCTTCGGGGTCATGCCTTCTTGCTTGGATCTCGCCGGGGTTGTGAAGAAATTCCTCGGTTCCGAGGTTTCTCCTGTTCCGGCCGAGCAGCTGGCTTTCCAATCTATCAAGAAAGGATTGCCGGCTTCTTGCTCGTGTATGAACGACAAGCTTCTGAACAACCTTGTCAAGTCTTTGTCCTCTCCTGGACGCCCTGTGTCGGAGGAATACCTCTCCTTTGTTAAGAAGGAGGTATCTCGACTCTTTCCGAAGGGTTGGGATGCTTCTTACGAGAGGTATTGCTGCACCACATCACCCCCTCTTTCGGCTTCTGCCGAGAACCCCCGCGCAAAGGGGGGTTGTCTCGGAGAGCTAAAAAACATGGCCGGTCGTGCTTTCAGCACGCAGGACGATTTCTTGGAGGTTGCCCTCCACGGTATCGTTGATCCTTTAAACCCGCCTGGTGTTCGAGGAGGTTCTTGTATGGTGGTTCAGTCGGCGGGAAAGCCTAGGCCCCTTTCGAAGTTCGAAGCTGAGCAGCTTGTGCTCAAGCCTCTTCACAAGACCATTTATGGTCGACTACGAAAGCGGGAATGGCTCCTCGTCGGTCCTCCCACTCAGCGCCGCTTGGAGAAGGCCGGTTTTCGACACGGAAACGGCAAGCTCGTCTCCGGCGACTACGCTTCAGCCACCGACGGCCTCTCCATAGAGGTCGCCGAGGCCATCCTTGATTCTCTTCTTCTTTCTTCGGTCTTTGTACCGAAGTCCGTAGGGGAACTGGCCCGTTCTGCCCTCCGTCCTATACTCACGTATAAGACTGGCATGAAAGACGGGCTCCCTGTCTGTGAGAGTTTCGAGGTTAAACGTGGTCAGATGATGGGTTCTCTTCTTTCTTTCCCTCTGCTTTGTTTGCAGAATTATATCGCGTTCCGATGGTCCCTTCGGGGAACGTCGTACGCTAAGAAGAGAGTACCTGTCCTTATCAACGGCGATGACATCCTCTTTCAGCTTGATGACCACTTTCACCGGTGGTCGTCGGTTTTGGATGAGGTTGGACTCAAAGTTGAGCCGACTAAGACCTCTGTCGAATCCGACTGGGGAACCATCAATTCGACCCTTCTGGTCTGGTCTGATGGTCTCCTCGTCCCTTCCTGGTCGCCGCGCTTTGGCATGTTCCGTCCTGCGGAACATCCTGGCTCTCTTGGAAGCTGTTTCCTTAGCTTCTTGGAGGGCTGCGACGACCCCTCGCTTCGTTTCCGTGCTGGCCGTGAGTGGTTTCGGTGGCACATAGGTGAACTCCGTTCTGCCTGTGTGTCACTTCCTTCCCTCGGCTTTCGTGGTCTCTTAGCGAGGAGGTTGGGGTCGATTTTCGACCTTCTCTGTTTCGAGGAATCAGAGTTCCCTCGGGCTTTTAAGCAACATGACGTCGGTTTGTCCGCGGACTTTGTCTCGCGGGCCGATCTGTCGTCACTAAGTCCCGAGGAGCTCTTCGAGAGTTCCATCGAAATAGCGGCTGATAAGTGGAATGGGGGCTGGAAGCCAATTAGCTCTTGCCGTGAGGCATTGCGCTATTGTATTGAACGGTCGCGGGTTTCTTCCCGTTCGAGGCCGTTTGACAATCCTTCCTTTTCCCTTTCCTCTTTTCTGGGTGTGTCCGACTCGGAATTTCTTTTCCGACTGTCGAACGCAGTGTGTGCCCGGGTGCCTAGGACGCCGAGCAAGGAGTTTTTGAGAGAGCTCCCGCCTCGTGAGGATGTGCTCGTCGCGCATTCGGTGAT